TGGTATTAAAGTTAACCAAAAAGAGTATCTAGCTATCAGATGCCATGATGGTGTGTTTGATAAAGCAAATGAAGCGTACTTTTTTAGTCACCAACCGTCATCTCGACAAAAAACTAGTATTATTTCTATACTTCATTCAGCAGACTTCCTTGCTTCCAAGGTAGAATATGATATTTGGAAGAGAAATGGTGGTTCAACCGACAATAAAACAAAAAAATCACAATCTTCCACAGGAAAACGTGTAAATTCCTCACCTGGATTACAAAATATGTTAAAAAATCTATAAAATGTTGGTATTATCAATAATTTTAGGTATATTATTAATAGCATCAGTGATTGCTTTACGTAATCTACTGGTGAAAGTAGAAAAATATGAGGATGTTGTACAAGATCAAGTACAATATCTACAGAATATATCAAAAACAGTAACCGAAGCACAAAAACACTTGCAGAATCTAGATGAACGAGGGGTCTTTCAGTCAGATGATGAGGTTGGTTTCTTTTTCGAGCAGCTAAAAGCAGTTCAAGAAGAGCTAAACCGGTATATGCTCCCAGAAAACTATGGCAAGAAAGAAAGCGAGTAGTAATTACTTTACAAAAGAAACAGAAGAATATATAGTAAAGTTTAATAACTCAGACGATACAGAATATAAAAATAAGATCTTTACAGATCATATATATTTTCCATTTTACAAGCTAGCAGAAAACATTATACATACTTTTAAGTTCTATTACACCGATGTAGAAAAAATAGAAGACTTAAAACATGAAGTTGTTACGATGTTGATGTCAGAAAAGATAGATAAGTTTGATCCAACCAACGGAGCTAAAGCTTATTCTTATTTTGGTACGATAGTCAAGCGATGGCTTATAAATTACAACAATAAAAACTATAAAAAGCTTAAACAGATAGGTTCATTTGACGATATTGAAGATTCTTACGAGGTAGACTCAGATATCCGTTCTAAAAATGCAGTATCTTTATCAGATTTCTTAGATGAATGGATATCCGAAGCATATAAAGACCTGGAAGTTCTTTTTCCTAAAGATTCCGACCAAGAAGTTGCAGATGCTGTACTTACAGTCTTTAAAACACGGTATGATCTTGATATTTTTAAGAAAAAAGCACTGTATATCTATATTCGAGAGATGACAGAGTGTGAAACTCCACATTTAACACGGGTAATATCGGTTTTGAAGGAGGATTTCTACTCAAAATACAGAATTTTAAGCGAACAAGGGCTAATTTACAATAAGCCATTATAGTCTATTTATAATAAAAAAGACTATGAGTTTAGATAAAACTATATTCAGAGACAAGACTTTATCTGATATTTTCGGTGAAATCTACGATAACTCTACGGCAACCCGTGCTCAAGTAAGAGGTTTAATAGGAGAACTTAAGCCTTTGATAGAAAATATTGGGGATGCTACATTAATTGTACCTATGATCAAAGAATATATGGAGATAGGTGTAAAAAATGACGAGCATCTCATTAAATTAGCAACCGTTATACAGAGAATCGAAGCAATTCAAGCAAAAGGCGGTGACGGAGAGATGTTTGACTTCTCTGAACTACAAGATTTACTTGAAGAATCAGAAGCAACTGCAGAAAACGTAGACGAAATACAAAAAGATCAAGATTCTGAACAGGAATTATAATGAATTACTCTTATAATCTATTTTCTAACGCTCCTGTTAATATAAACACAGGTAAAAAAGGAGGAGGCGGCGGTAATACCGTACTACCGGCCCGTGTTATTGATGTAATCTTAGATGATACTCATCCGGAGTGGAATAAATTAGGTAAATCTGAAGCAATCGGTGCAATAAAGTATAGATTACTTACAAAAGATATAGAAGAAGAGGATTCAACAGCACTTCCTGTAGCATTTCCACTTGTAAATGACTTTAAAAAGCTACCTCTTAAGAATGAGATAGTACTTTTAATGACCGCTCCAGGAAATGAACTAGATGGAACTAATTTAAACGCTAAAACATACTACAACACTGTAGTAAATCTGTGGAATCATCCAAACCATGGCGGTTTTCCTAACGATACAGATAGTGAATTAGATTTAGGTAACGATATTGATGAGTTAACCGATGTAAATCCATTACAACCATTCCCCGGTGATATAATAATGGACGGTAGACAAGGACAGTCTATTAGGTTAGGAGGTTTTCCTTCACCTAAAAACATTTTAACCGACCGAACTAACAACGGTAAACCTTTTACAATATTAAGTAATGGCCAAAAAGATGCAAATGATTCTTTTAATCCCATAATCGAGGATATAAACGATGATGCTTCTTCTATATACCTAGTTTCAGACCATCAAGTACCTTTAGAGCAGGTAAGAGATAAAACAGATTCTTACGGGTTTAATCAAAGACCTCCAAAAGCAGACGAATATAAAGGTTCTCAAGTGCTGGTAAACGGTGGTAGGTTATATTTTAATGCAAAAGATGAAGGAATATTCCTTAATGCTAATGAATATTTAGAATTGCAAAGTAATCTTGTGAATATTGATGCTGTTGAAGAGCTTTCTTTAGATGCAGCACTAATACACTTAGGTGAAAAAGTTGCAAATGCTCCTCAATCTTTTAAAGAGCCTATACTACTTGGACACCAAACAGCAGCTTTACTTAATACATTAATTGGGATAATTCAAAGTATGGCAAGAAGTATGAAAGCTGCTACTACTTCTGACGGTAAAAAAGTACCAAGCATTAACAAAAGAGGAGCAGCAGCTAATAAAGCATTGAGAAGACTTAAAAAAGATGTTAGTCCTTTCGGAACTTCTCCATTAAAGTCTAAAAAAGTATTTACCGAATAATGAGATATAGAATTAAACCATCAAATTTATCCGGGATTATCGCTGTACAGCTAGGTGATATAGAAGCTGATGTGCGAGGTAGAATACAAGATGAAGTACGTAGACTTACTGTACAGTTTGCAAACGAATGTCCTTCTCCTGCAGCACTTACCCGAATAATTGGTATACAGAATAATCTAGCTACCAGGATAAACGGATTTGAAGGTAGAATAAGACCATTCCGTAGAATGGTAACAAGATTAGAAAGTTCTTTTCGTGTAGCTATTAATGTAATAAAAATATTAAAACTTATACCTATACCAACAGCACAAGGTACTCCTCCTACTGGTGCAACTTCTGATGTCGGAGGTTTTCTATTTGCTTTACCTATAAAAATTACAAATAAATACGCAGATCTACTACGACTGGCAAGTGAACTAGCAGCTTCTATTGAAGATGATATAAATGCTTGTAATAGTTTATTAGAAGAAACTGAATTCGATTTGGTAAGTTTAAAAAATGATTTAGAAATACTAAACCCATCGATAGAAGAATGTACTAGAAATCAAGGACTATCCGCAGAGCAGTTAAAACAGATCAGAGAAGCAGCAGAAGGAACTAACAAAACCGGTACTGCCGGCACTAACACAGATGTACCGTTTAGAAGTACAAACGGAAAAGATTATACTCTATCTGTAGTAACTGACTCAAATTCACCTTCTATCGCTCCTAGACGATACGCTATTGCAAAAGATCAGATAGGAGTTGTTGTATTACGAGGTCCGTCTTCCTTTGCTTCTTCCACAGAAGTATTAATACAAGAATTAAAATTTAGAATAGATAATCAACTTCCATAACACAACTATTTATATATATGAAACTCGATCAATTAAGAAAAATCATACGAGAAGAGGTTAAAGCAGCTGTTAAGGAGGAGTTACAGGATATGCTTACAGAAGCAGTTCGTGTTGCCAGCCAACCCACAGCCAACCAAGGTGTCCAGAAATTTGAAGCACCAGCTAAAATTCAAGAGGTTCAAAAACCTAAACCAACATCATCAGACCCTATCATGGAGATGCTAAATCAAACAAAAGCATCTATGACAAATGAAGAATATAAACAAGTATTCAACGGTACGTCTGATATGGTTCAAAAACCAAACTTTGCCTCTATGATGGCATCTAATATGGGAATGGTAGACTCAGGTAGACCAGCACCAGGTTTAGATATATCTCAATTTGATTTTGTAAAAAAAGCAGGAGAAGTATATAAAGCTTCTGTTGAAAAAGATAAACAAAAATACGGAGTAGCATAACATGCCTTTCGAAGTAAAAAAAATAGATCCGTTAGATTTACAACCCCGCAAAGGAGTTGGAGTATCTCTCCCCTTTACAGGACCGGGTGTGTTTAATACTACTTACGAAACAAAAGATGCTATTAAAACTAATATGATTAATTTCTTTTTAACCGGAACAGGAGAAAGATTTTTGAATCCAACTTTTGGAAGCGGTTTGAGAAATTTACTATTTGATCAACTAACACAAGATAAGATAGATCAAATAAAAGATATAATACAGGAAGGCTTGAGTGTATACTTTCCTAGAGTTGTAACTACAGATATGCAATTGAATGCTAGCCCGGATACTAATTCAGTCTACTTTACAATGGCATACAAAATATCTGAAACAAATATAGAAGATTCATTGGTAATAAATTTTGAACAGTAATGGCTCAGGAAAGAGATATAAAATACATCAATAGAGAGTTTACAGATTTTAAGGATCAGCTGGTAGAGTATGCCAAGAATTATTTTCCTGATACATACAACGACTTCTCTCCGACTTCTCCTGGAACAATGTTTATCGAGATGGCAGCATATGTTGGGGATGTTCTTTCTTTCTATCAAGATACACAGCTACAGGAAACATTCCTACAACACGCTAAAGATCCTGCTAACCTCTACACTATGGCTTACATGATGGGATATAAACCCAAAGTAACCACCATATCAGAAGTAGAGTTAAATGTTAGCCATAAAGTACCAGCCACAGTTACATTTAATCCAGATTTTTCAAAAGCATTGACTATAGATGCTAACGCTGTATTAGGAGCTTCTGTAAATGCCGAAATAGACTTTATAATTGATAAGAAGATAGACTTTAGTGTATCTTCCTCATATGACCCTACAGATGTTAGAATTGCAAGTATAGACGCTAATGGCGATCCTTCTGAATATACTTTAACTAAAAAATTAAAAGCATTCTCTGGGACGGTAAAAACCACTACAGAGACAATAGGAGCAGCAGAGCAATTTAAGACTATAACCTTAGATGACGATAAGATAATTCAAATCTTAGACATAACAGATGGGGATGGTAATATATATCATGAAGTTCCATTTTTAGGTCAAGATACTGTATTTGAAGAAGAAACTAACGGAGATGGGGATGGGGATGTAGTGCCATTTCTCATTAAACTTACAAAGGTTAGTAGGAGATTTACTACCCGATTTAATTCTGCCGGTCAACTATTAATTCAATTTGGTGCCGGTATAACCGGACAAGACGATACCTCTTTCTTACCAGACCCTACAAACGTAGGATTAGGAACAAATCAAGGGCTATCAAGAATTGATTATAACTACGATCCAGCTAACTTTCTTTA